CTCGACGCGATCATCAACAACCTCATCGAACCGATTATTCGCACGCTCGGCCAGCCAGTCCTCGTCAGGATCGTCCATCTCCCACTCACCGACGTTCAGTTCAATGTCACTGTCTTCCGCATCGACCTCTTGCGTGCTGTCAGTTACCGGGCTGCGCTCACCTCGCAGTATGGTTTCGATCTTTACGCCAAACTCAGACAGATACGCCTGCACCTGCTCGCGTGTGACCTGCGCCTCGCCCTGCGCGTCGAGCCACTCTTCAATACCGGACCACTTGATTTCATCCGGCTTGACACCCTTGGCCGCCAGCGACTTGAGCCACGACTTCCAGCCCGATGCCGGCGCTTTCTTCATCTGTGCAGTATCAGCCTGACGGGCGAGCGGGGAGTACCACCATGTAGCGGGACGACTCTCAGAGAGACGTGCAACCGGTTCTGCAAGTGCGGCTTGTGCCGCAGCGAGCTTGTCTGTATTTGAGAACGATTCCGGTATTGGCCGCAACGTGCCGTCCTGCGTCACTGCGTATCGGTTGTAGCCGCTAGCGCCATAAACGACACCCGTGCCGCCGTTGTCTTTGTATAGATCGTAGGTGCGCTCGTCAGGATACTCGGAGCGCATACTTTCGGCTTCTCTCCACAGCGACCGGAACGTGTTGTATCCGTAATCGCCGTCCATCGTGAGTTTGCCGTTCTCGATCTCTTGCAACGCCGCAAGCATAGGACGAGTCTCGCTCATGCGTGCCGGCTCTGCACGAGGTACCAACTCATCACGACGGTACATCTTGTCATTGTCGAGCCAGCGCGGATCAAGTTCAGGCATCTCACGCAGCAGAGCGCGCTTCCATTCCAGACCGGTCATCTTGCCAGCAGGCAACGCGCGGTTTGCCATCAGCTTGCGACGCAGCACCTGCTCGTCGCTAAACTTCGGTGCCGGCATATTCGGTACATCCGGTCGTGCCCGCTCGCCCTCATACTGCACCGGCACACTGTGAGCGCCGAGCAGCACGACAGCACCGCCCTTGCCGAACTCACGTGTCATGTAGCCGTCGAAGCCGGCGTCAATGACGCCCGCCTCGAAGTCGTTCATCAGGTTGTCGGGTGACTGGTACGGATCGCCTTCAGCGAGACGCTTGTATAGACGCTTTGGATCAACGTCCATGTCATAGACGTTGTTGAGCGTGACGCTATGTGCGTGGTGCCCGACATCCGACTCGGGCGCGATGCCCTTGCCGGTGTTGGCATAGAAGTACAACCGTTTCTTTATGCGTGAGTCTTTGGCCTCGGCAATACGGAACCGTTCTTGGGCCTTCATGCCCGTGCCGAAGAACCCGCTACTTAGGGTGTCTCGCTGCTGTCGGGAGTAGTGGACTCCGACGACTGTTTCGCCGCTTCCTTCGCCGTAGCTAGGGCGCTGTTCGCTCTTGCGCGCAACGCCTGCTCGATCTGATCGATCGCCGGCTGCATCGGATCGGCCTCGGAGCTTGCGGGCTTCATCACGCCACTGATTAACGTCCCGCGCTTGAGCGCGCAGTCTGGCGGAAGACCCCTGATCACTTTGCATACCATAATCGTTCTCTCCTATCATTGCGCCGAAGCCTTCGTCGAAATAGACGGTAGCGACGCCTGCCTTGTCCAGAATGGACACGACTTGTTGCTCCAACTGATTCATGCGTTCGACAGGCAGACCGATATACATCTCGTTGTCCAGTGTCGAATGCCCTGATATTGCATCGCTGTCCAGCGCCCTGATCTGTGTGTAAATCTTATGCACCAGCGCACGGTCAGACGAATCAATATTGAAATGGATTATGCCGGTCTTTTCACCACCTGTAAAGGGCTTTAATCCGAGCGCATATACCGCTTCCTGATCAAGCACATAGCCGACAGCGCGGGCAGCAACGGCAGGATCGCCACGTGTTACAACCAGCGCGAACGACGGATTCGTATCTTCCATCCAGCCACCAAGCTGCGGTCGGATAGTTCCGGTAACTCCAAGGTCTTTCAGCAGACCCGGTATCACGCGAGACTTTATATCCTCGCTGACAGCACGTTGCTGCTTGTCGCTGAGTTTGTTCCACGCGGCAGCTTCATTCGGTTTCGGTGCGACCTCAAAGAACAGGCGCTGGTCACGTTTGACACGCGCAGGCGACAGCGCAGCAAGCTCACGGGCCCGAGCGTCTGACAATTCGTCATCTGTCTCTAGCACAGCGGGCTCACCCTCACCGGCCTGCGATCGACTGTGCGTCCGCGACGTATTGATCCGATGCTCCGTGGTGTGCTCACCTTGATCCGGCTCGACAGTACGTTCGCCACGGATGAACGCAGCATACGCGCTGCTGATTGCATCACGGGTCGCTTCGATCTGCTCGGGCGAGATGGTCGCGTAGTCGCCTTGTTTCTGCGCACGGACGACAGCGAGAAACTTGCCGAGCGTCTCGCGTATCGCCATTACCATCCGTTCGATGATGCCGCGAGCTTTATCGCCCTCCTGCTTCTCGATCTTTGCAAACACGTCAAGCCAGAACTTTTCATCCGACCAGTGCTGACCGCCAAGGTCGGACACCATCTCGTCCAGCAGGAACGCTTCGACGGTGTTCTCGCTGGTGTGGAACAACTCTTTCTGCTCGGGCGTGAGCGCGGACGACCAGTCAGGCATGGCGCGTGCGGCTTCGAGCTTTGCGGCATTCTCAGCGTTGCCGCCCCAATAGTCAGAGGCGAATGCGTCCAGCGCCTTGCGCTTGTCCGGCATCGTGGCAACCAGCGCATCACGCACCGCAGCCCACGCCTTTGCGTGCCGATCGCGCAGAACGTGCGTGACCTCATGGCCCATGACCTGCATCGGATTGATCTGTGCGGCCGTGTTGATATGAACCGTGTTCTCCGATCGATTCGGTACGGCACCATCGCTGCTGCCCGGTGCGAACTCGAATACCACCTTCGTACCGGTGATCCGGCCCATCTGCACAAGCACCTTGCGCATGTTGCGTGTGACCTTCTCACCCTTGATGTCCGGTCCGGTTTCGCTACGTAGCTGACTCTGCGGTCCGAAGATCGGTCGCGGCTGGCTAGAACGCTCTGCATCGGCCGCCATGCGGTTAAGCTCTATCTGCTCTGCGGTGAGCGGCGCGGCCGGCACAGCGGGGCGCGCAACAGGTGCGGCGGGCATTGCCGTAGCAGGTGATTCTTCGTCAGCGAGACGTTGCTGCTCGGTTACGGCCGGCTGCGTCGAGAATACCCCACGGGCCGGGCCTGCTGCGCTGATAACAGGCACCACCTCGAAGCGACCAGCAACCTCGCGGTGCGGACGCATCTCCTGCGACGGGTCTTTGCTGACGATTTCCTGTGCAGCACGTTGCGTGTAGGCCGGCACGTTCGTCACGGCGGTACCAGTGATAGGTTGCACGCTGCTGGCGGCTACCGTGGCTTCATTGGTGATACGCGCCGCTTCACCCTGACCGGGCTGCACACCAGCGTCAGGCGTGACGATACCGGACGGAACGGCGGGATCGAGCGCACGCATCGTCTGTACGACGCGCTGGCGCATGTCGGCATCGAGACGCATCAACGCCTTGGTCTGTTCCCCGGCCGGAAGGATCGCAAGCTGTTCAGCCAGTGCGATCAGTGCGGGACCAGCAGGGCGATCTGGTGTGACGATCTGTTGCGCGACAGGTACGCCGTCAGTCGGTAGTGCGATGGTGGGCTGTGCGGCAGTCGGCTGCTCGGGCATGCCGACCATCGGTATCGCGCTGTCTGCAGGCACACGTGCAGCTTCGGCAGCGGCAGACCATTCGCTCTTAAACGCATCTATTGCCGGTGCGAGCGTATCGATCGGTGCAGCAAGCGCGGCATCGGCGGCAGCGATAGCGTCTGGTAGCGTTGGTGCTTTAGCGATGTCGTCGACGGTGGGTGCGGGACGTGCGAGCGATCCGAGCAGATTGCCACCGCCGCCCATTGCTGCGCCGACGAGCATGCCTTGCGCCGCAGCCTTATCAACACCTTCCATCAGCGGTTTGCCGAGCGCTGCGTTCTGCCACACCTGTTCTTGCGCAGACTGCGGCAATTCTTCAAAGACACCTTCGCTCAATCCACCTTCAAGGATGCGACGGACGATACCTTTCTTGACAGTCGCAACGGCCGCGTCCTCGCTTGCATCAGCGGCGATGCCTTTGACCAGCATCGTATCAACGTCATCAACGCCGAGCCGTTTTGCCAGACGACCGCCGATCGCACCGAGCGCACCTGTACCGATACCGGATGCAATGGACATAGCGGACTGCGCAGCGGTCAGATCGCCGGTTGTCTGGCGAGTGCTCTCAGCCATTGAGCCTGCCGTGATCGAACCTTCGCCGATCGCAGCCGCAATCCACGGAGCGACCTTCGGCGCAGCAGCAACAACACCACGACCGACGACGCCGCCTGCGCCCATCGAGCCGAGCGATTCGATTGCACCGTGAGCAATGACGCTAGGGTTTGCAAGCAGCGCACCGATCGTCGGGAAGAAACCGTCAGCTTGATCGACTCGACGATTTGCGGCTTGCTGTGCCGGCGAGAGTTCTTCGTCGAGGATGCGCTTGGCTTCTTTGAATCTGACTCCCGCGCTTTCGACTAGATTGCCGACCGCACCGCCCGTTGGAATGTCAGCAAGACCGACCGCTGCTTCCGGCACTGAGATTGCAGACTTGAGCGCGGATATACCGATGTCTTTTACGGTTCCGCCGAAGGTGCGTTCTGCAGGTTTGTCGGGTGCAAACAGTTCGTCGGTAGTGTAGATACGATCAGACGAACCGAACAGTTCGTCGGTAGTGTAAATCTTGTCAGCCATTTGGCCTCTCCCGATAGGAGGTTAAGGGGGTGTTACTTCAGCGTGGTGCGAGTTTGGATCATACCGTCTTTGCCGTATTCTTTGTCGAGCAGATTGGCTTCAATGCCGTTGAATGCAGGTTGCGGTTTGCCACCAGCCGCTGCAGCCTTCGCTGCTCGCCACTTGTTGTCGCCGAGATACTCCATGTCGCCTTTACCGGGCACAGGTACAACTTGACCGACAGTATACTTCTCGCCACCACCACCACCACCACCCGGCGTACCTGCACCCTTGCCACCAGTCGCCGCTGTCATTTGCGTCAGCACGTTATCGCGGGCAGCTTTTGCCTTTTCGATCGTACCAGCGTCTGTCATCGGATCGGCGATCGTCTTGTTCAGCTTTTCCAGAGTGGCCGACAGGTTCAGGTGCTTCGCGAACTCGGACGTATCGTTGCCTACATCCACACGGAACTGCTTGAGCTTCAGCGCGTCTTTTTCCATCTGCTGTTTCGCGGCGGCGATCAGATCAGGATCGTCCTTGAGCGCGACCAACCGTTCGTACTCGCTCTTGTTCGTGACGTAGGAATCCGACGTAGCGGCAAAGTCTTTCGCTTCCTGCGCCTTCAGACCAAGCTGTGCCGCCTGCTGACGAATCGTGGCGTCATGGAACCGTTTCGTCTCTTCGTGCGTCGCCTTCCACTTCTCATCAGCAGACTTCTGCGCAGCGGCCTGTGTGGTACGCAATTCGTGCTTGTCGTCAGATCGATCAGCAGCAGCATATTCCCGCTCGCTGTGGTCAATCATGCCGACCTTACTCAGCGCATCACCACGATCACGACGATATTCGCCTTCGGTCTTTGCCCGTTCCGTCACACCGAGCGACGAACCGTCTTCGGTCGGACCGGCAATCTCGACAGTCTTGTTGCGCGATACACCAGCAAGCACCGCAGCAATACGTGCCTGCTTGTCCTGTTCGACCTTGGACTTTAGCGCCTCAAGATTCGTCGCGTCCTCAAGGTTTCGCTCACGCTTGATCGAGTCGCTGATAAGACCGGCACCTGCGCCGGCCGCTGCTGCTACACCTGCTCCAAAGTCCCAAGGCATGTTATGCTCCTTGCATGTGTTGTTGCATCTTCGCGGCGATCGCGGGGTCTTTCATCGCCTCAGAGGTCTTGCTGAGAATCTGGTCGAAGTTGCCGCCAGACCCCTTCATCACAGTTTCCGACATGGCACGTGTTGCCGTTTCCAGATCAGCCGCCGTACCTTCGATACGACCGGTCTGCTTCATGTAGTCAAGAATCTCGGTGAGCAAGACACCGGTTGCCGGCCCGATCAGCGCCTTCGGTAACGTGCCGCGACTCTCGCGCATGAGCACACTCAACAGTTCAGCAGCGCCAGCACCTGCGGCTGCTGCAGGATTGTCGGACGATTGCAACCGCTTCTCGACTGCGCTGTTGGTTGTCTTGTCATACAGAATTTTCTGTCCAGCAAGAATGATCCGCTGCAGCGAGGCTTGCTGGTCGGCTGGCACCTTCTGCTCGAAAGCCGCACGGGTCTTTGCAATTACGTCACCGCCGTCAGTGGCGGGTGCGGGTGCAGCGGTACTGTCGTCGATAAGTCCCATGATCAAGCCCTCGTTTGAATAAAACCAGCCGGTCGAACGCCCGCTGCTGTAACCGGCGTCTTGTTGTAGATCGGTGCGTTGCGATTTACGGAGAAACCACCGACAGTCGGTATCGCATTAGCATTAGCCGCCTGCGTCTGCATTTCGGCAGTACGTGCATCGTAGAGATTGGCCGTCGAATTGCTGGCCCGTGCTTGTGCGTCCAGTGCTGCCGCTTTTTCAGACGATTGGTACATGCCGGCTATGCCGGTAAGTGCAACCTGCGAAAGTTCTTTGTTCTCCTTGCCGAACTTCAGAATCTTGTCGAACAGACTTGGGCCTGTGTTGATACCATCTGCTGCAGCTTTAACGGCGGCGGCTGTTTTTTCAGGCGACGCGACACGGCTCATCAGCGAGGGTTCGCCAGATGCAGTTGCTGCAGTGTCAAGCGCAGGATTGGTCGCAGCGACAGCATCGGCAGACGCACCGGGTGTAGCGCCGGCCGCTGTACCGTCCACAAGCTGCATGGTCGGCTCGCTGACCAGACCAGTCGGTGACGCCTCGACGCCCGGTGCAAGCATACCTGACGTGTCTGCTGCACTGGTAGCGTGTGCGAGGTTCAGATCGCCGGTAGCGATCGGCGCGCTGCTGGCGCTCACGTCAGCAACCTGACTGGATGTCATACCATCAACCATTGTGGCACTGTCGGCCGTCGTCGCAGCAGAACTGATGTTGCTTGCGGTAGATGACGCAAAGGACTGATTGATCTCACCTGCCCACGATTTCATTCCCTCACCAAACATGCCGCCCTGCGCCATCGTGCCGAAACCACCGACGAGGCCCATGACGCCACCGATCTTGGCGAGGTCGGAATTACCCGTCACCATGCCGACGACGCTGACGACAGCACCGATAGCCGCGATCGTCTCGAAGGCTGTCGCCACCGCAAAGAATGCGGTTACCGGTTCGTTACGCTCACCAAACGCAGGACCGCCGAACGGATCGCCGATCGGCGCGTCAAGTGACCATGCTCGCGTCATTGCGCGCGACAGGTAAGTTTTCTTAAACATGGTTCATCCTTTCGATCCGATAATAAATGTCGTTGGCGTCACGATGCGACTCAACGAAACCCAACCGTGCAACAAACTCCTGACTTGCCGTTCGCCATACGGGAACCCGTGTAACCGCATGCCCGTACCTAGCTATAACTCCACCGAGGTGCTGCCGCAACATACTGCGCGTGCCTTGCTCGCCGTGCTTCCATGCTACGTGAATCTCGTCATCTCGCGTGAGCACGACTCCAATCAACAGCCCGTCGTGAAAAACTGGATGTCGCGTGAAACTTGACAGCGCCTGCAGATACTCTTCCTTCGTGCAAAACAAAAAGCCCGACACCTGCAACCACAGCAGGTCGTCCATCACACAACAGCCGGTGCCGCACTGAAGTTAAGCAGCTCACCGAGATTCATGTTGCCGATCGCGCCGGCAATCTCGAAGCCCTGCTTCATCAGGTAGAACTGGTTATCGACCGCAGCCTGCTTTGCTGCCAGTGTCATATCCTTGTTCGCCTGAATATCCGAGATGTTCTTGACGGTCTGCTTATACATCTCGCTGGCCGTTGCCGAGTTCTGCATGGTCGTCTTGTAGTCAGCTTCGATTGTGGCAAGCTGCGTCTTCATTGCCGCGTCCATGTTTGACTTCATCGCATCGACGGTTGCAGACAAGTTGCGACCGGACATATCGTTGATGCCGGCCGTGTTGGTCTTGAGTGCCTCGTTCTGGTAAGCGAGGTTCTGCTTTGCATTCGTGTCATAGACCGACGCGTCAGCCTGTGCGATTGGCAGCGCAGCCGCGTATGCTGCTTGGTCGCTGGCCGTCACCGCGAGGGACGAATTGAACAGGCCGCGCGAGTTCATCTGCTGGTTCGCGCTGGTCCGTGCCATCTGCATGTGGGGCGAGTCGGTTTCGATCAGACCTCTCATCTGACCGGCGACAGTCTCTTGCGTCGGATCGACGGTGCGCTGTGCCGAGTTGTACGTAGCGGCCTGACCGACAGGCGGGGTGACGGCAGGAAACGTCGTGCCGTCCGTATTGGCGACCGTGCCGGGCACTGCCGTTGCGGGAGGTACGAGCGGTGTGTCAATCAAACCGTTTTGGATACTCATTTACAATGACCTCCGTTTTCAAATGGATCGAGCCAGTTGCTGCAAAAGTAATACGCAACATCGGCTCGCCAGTTATCGACACGTTTCAGTCTGCCGCATTTCTGGCTGAACGTCCATTCCTGCGGCGCGTCGACCATGAGCAGCGAGGCAAGCAGATTGAGCAGGATGTCGACGAGCCAGCCGATCGTGACGACGACCGCACCGACAATCTTGACCTCGATGCGTAGCGTTTTCCAGTTCGCCTTGAGTGCGGTGTAGGCGAGGAAAAACACCCACACCACGAAGGGGAGGGATAGAGCAAGCCAGATCATTCGTTGATCCTCCCGGTGCGTTTGGTGATCGTCAGATCGTTGAACGCCTTGAACTTGGCGTAAGCGTGGGAGTAATTTGGATGCTGCGGATCAAGCATGTCGACCTCTGAGATGCCTACCGTCTGAGCGAGAAGCTTCTGTACCCCAAGCATGAACTCTCTCTGAGTGCGGTGGGTAATTGGCGTGCTGGACTCCATCGCAAGGATTTCATCGTTGATCACCTTGTTGTGATCCCGTGTTGCACCGTTGGCGAAGTGGGCGAGGATGACAGGCTCGACTAAGTTCTCCGGCTCCTCGTATTCCTTCTGGCCTGTTCCGACATAGTTGGAATAGAACACCACACTATTTCCAGCGGTGTCGATGTGCCAGCCATCCGGCCCAATTGCTGCAACAAGTTCCTGCCGCAGGATTTCGGCGTCGAAGGACTGACCTTCTTGTAGTATATAAATCATATTAACTCCTTGCTTCCACGGTGAGGTTGCGTGCATAGCTAATTGCTGTCACTGAAGTTGATGCAGGGGAGCCATACAGACCCTCAACTTTATGCAAGCCTGTTTTAAATGTTTGCGTCACTGATGGTGATATGACCATTACGCCATTAGCCGTTGGCGCAGTTGCGTACAGCATGGCAGGGGTTGTCGCATTTGATGGTGTAATAATTACACCATCAACACGCAATCCACAACTGCTGTTATTTCCAGAGGTTGCATTATTTAGACTTGAGTACATCTGAGCATCCAAGTCACTTCCAATTAGATATAACTCCATATCTGGAAGCAGCACAGCACTCGGGCTAGAGGTAGAAGGATTCGTAGTCACCCCTCTCCGAACCTCTCGCTGCACCACCTGTTCAAACTGATAATTCCTCGGCACACCGCACAGTTGCTTCACGCTAACCGGAGTACCGGAATTCCACAGACTCGGGAACAGTGCAGACTTATCACCTGACCAATGTGCGAACTCGGAGCAGGTGTTGCTGCCTGCGGTGGGGAGAAGCATTCCGCCTTGGTAGTATTTGACGTATGACCAGATGGCGTCGGCATTACCGCTTGCCGCTGAAGAACCATCACCAAAGTACACCGCAGCAGAACCGCCACTACCGGCAGCTTTCCCTGTTCCATCCACAATCAATTTGCCGTTGCAGAACAGGTAGTAATCCGATCCCTTGGCTTGAAGCACAAACACATTTTCTTGCGACTTGAAGTCACCTTGGTATGTGAATTGAACCGCACCACCGGCATCGGTTGTCAGGAAATACTCTGCAATGTTGATGCGGAAGCTGTTCGTGTTATCCGTAACCTGAAACACTACAGATTGATCGCCAGTGTTAGGCGAATAAGGAACACGAACCTTGAATGCGACAGCCCATCCGGTTGCGCTTACAAGCGACATTCCGGTTTTTGCGTAATACCTAGAGTCAGTAGAAGCAAACCCTGCAAAGCTCTGGTACAACTTGTTGTTCTGGATGCTGAAGTAGGTAGATTCCGTACCGCCTCCAGTGAATGTCCACCCCTGCGCTGACGGCAGACTCGTCATCTGCATGTCCTGCGTCCAAGTCGGAGCAAGGCCGAAGCCATCACCGAGTCGGCAATTACCCAACTTAGCAAAGTTCACGTCCATCGTGAATGTCTGCGCCGTCAGCGGAGTTCCTACAGACACACCATCGACATAGAGTGTGGCGTAGTCGGCACCATCGCCCACAGTACGAACACGAATGCCAACATCGTGATTGCCACTTGCGACACTGCCCGTACCCGTGACAGTAGCGACGGTGCGATCTGCTTCATAGATCGTTAGAACAGGGTAGCCACTGGCATTGATGGTGAGCGTGATCCGGTCATGGTCAAGACCGTAGGTAAAGTCCCATACGTTCGTGGATACTGCAAAGGTTCCGCGATAGAGAACGCTGCACGTCTTTCCATCGTAGAAGTTGACAAGAGGCTGCGCCACGCTGCGCGACTGATTGACCGGAGTACCGGGATTGAAGCAGAGCTTGTAATCGAACATACCACCGGATTGAATCAGGGAGTTTGCGGAGAGGTTTTGGATGAGGAAGCAGAGCGCAATCGTTGTGGTAGGCGTCCATACGGGGGCAGACGTACCCGCATTGTAATAGCCGTGCGGATACTTTTTTGCTGATGTGTATTTCCAGACGAAGTAGTTAGATGCGTCTGTAGTTCCCATCGTCCCTAGCAAATGGTATTGCGTATTGGCGTTTATGGTTCCAGTAAATTGAATCGGATACCATTCGCCATCCGTCTTGCTTGTAACTAACCTCCCCCCGATTGTTCCACTGATTAAATCTGCACCAGTTGGTGAGCCGCCTGAGTTAGCTCTAAACGACAATGTTAGTGCCGCAGGGGGATTACCTACCTTGTATAACTTTACCCAGACAACTGGATTTGTCAGGTTTTCAGAAACAATGAACCCTTGAGTGAGATAGTAGACGCTTGCGGCAGAGCTAATCTGAGCAGCAGCGTTGTCCTCAATATTCCCAGTCGCCACGCTTCCAAAGCTACCATCCGGCAACGTACCCCACTGCGCTCCACCCCACTGCTGATTGAACCAGCTAGGGAGCCAGCCTGAACGGTACATGTCTTGGAAGGCTGAACCTGCGGCGGGATAGTAGTAGCCGGTGAGGGATTGTTCTGTATTTATTGGGTTGCTCAGAGATGCGTACAGCGTGTCGAAGTACACCTTAAGTGTTGCCTTCAGATTCGCCCATGTGACTTTTCGTAACAGACCTGACACACTATCCCATATACCAACTTCGTCAGCGTCGACCGGCGTTGCTTTATTTGTTGCCGCGTGTATGGTTGCTGCGATATCAACAAGATAATCAGTACCAGCTATCGCAATAGTAGGGATACCGGTCGTGCTTATCTTCAATAGCCCGTCACCGCCAGTCGCAACCATTGCTGAGCCACTTGCGTTGATGTATACGATCTTGTACCCATTACCAGTAAGTGCCGGCATCTTGTCGAAGCCGGCTGCAATGGCCGCAAACTCGGCCCTCATATTTGGCGTAACAACTTGACTGCCTTGCGCCGGAGTCCCGCTCGCATTAAAGAAATCGTTTGACATTATCGTAGGCCTCGTCTCGGGGTGTAGTGAATGATCAGACTGTTGATCGTGAATTGCCCGGTGTAATCGGTATTGTTTGCAAACGTCATTGCGATGTTTTCGGCAGACCCCATCAATTCAATCTCGCTTGGCATTAACGTCTGTCCGTCCCACACCAAACCGCTATCCCAAAACAAACCGCTGTCCCAATTACTGACTGTGAAGTTCGAGGCGTAGCTGACCTGCGCCTGCGGAGCGATGTCGGTCTTTCCGTACCCGAGCGAATAGCTGACGGTGAGCGGCGCATACGTCGAGCCGGTGATTTCCGCCGACGCCTTGCGGAACCGCTTGATGAGGCGCGGCCCACGGATCGCGTCATAATTGAGCGTGATGTACGAATTGATCGCCACTCCATCGAAGCTGGTACCTACATCAAGCTGATGCACATAGCCGTCGTTCGATCCGAAGTACGTGACCTCATTGCCGCTGCTGTCTTCACCTTCCCACACGCAGAACACGGGATCGGGGAAATAAATAGGAAGCGAACCGATAAACTTGTCGTTTATGATTGTGGCATACAGCCCGTAACCGTTGGAGAAGAACAGTCTGTACTGGCTGCGCTCACGATTGGCGCAGCACGCCTGCCCGAACTGACGGTTACTGACAATGAACGGGCGAATATTTGCAGAAAGCGACGCCTGATCGAAGTTGCCGTATGCCAACGTTGCGTTGAGCCCCATAATGCCGCGATCGTCCAGCGAATAGATACCGGCCATGTTCGCAGCGGTGTAATCGATAGCGCCGACGCCATTGTTGTACGTGACAAGGTTGAAGTCGGCGGTCGATGAGCCGTACAGGATAAGCGTATTGTTGCGGGTCTGTACCAGCAGTGCGCCGCCGCTCTGCGAGCCGGGTAGAAGGATTAGATTTGTGATGCGCTCGCCGGCTGATATTTCTGCCGCGCCAAGGATTGCAGTCCATCCGAACGGATCGCCGATGCCGCTGACTTGCAAGCTGGCAACGAATGACAGGATCAGATGGTTCTTGAACACCGCGATATGCTTTGGCGTATCGGTCGGCATTCCTGTAGCGATCGGTGCCAGTACATCGCCATCAAACTCGAAGGCTTTGTTGACGTTATCGCATCCGTAGATGCGAGTCGCACCGGTCGTTCCGCCGAAGTTGCCGGACACAAACTCGAAGTGCCCGCCCGGCGCAAGGGTGATAGATGTCTGCACGCCCGACAGAGTGACCGTGGCACCACCAGACAGCGTTGCAGCGCCTGCCGCAAAGTTTCCACTACCACCGCTCGGCGTCGTGATAACAAACGCGCCAGCGGCAGTTCCTGACCACGCGCCAGACTGTTTGCACACACGCTTGACTGTTGCGGTCACCGCGCCCTGCGTGAGCGTCTCGCCATCGACAGGTGCAGCTGTACCACCGACTGTAAAGCTGACCGTCTTGTAGAGCGGTACAGCGGCCCATCCTGCCGCGCTCGACTTCCACACATCTACAGCTGTACCGCCAGTGTTGTTGCGGAAGGCATAGACGTTGCTGCCGTACTGCACGACGCCACGCACCGGACCGGAGCCTGTAGGTCGGGAGATAGCTGCGCGATAGCTATTGGCAGCCAGTGCGCTATAGGCGGCCGACAGTGATGCCGTTCCGCTCTGGCCGATCGTGCTGTTACACACAGCAACTACAGATACACCAACACGCAGGTTCTCACCGTCCGTGAAACCGCCAGTCGTTGCAGTCAGTACGAGTTGTCCTGTCGGCGTTGCGAGGAGCACGCCGGTCGTTCCAGAGGTCTGCCCGTTGATCGTGTCACCGAGGCTGACACTACCACCCATCGTTACACCAAGGATGGTATAGATTGCAGCTGACGGCGATGCATGCCCATCAAAACGCTCGTAACCAGCAATACGTGTGTAACCACCTGTGACATTGCACTCGTAGTTGATTGCATCACGAGCGACACCGGGTTTCAGAGACAGCGTAGGCGTGACAAGATCAAGACCGCCCTTTAGAGCTATCATCTCGTACATCACGCGAGGCATGTCCATCGGCTTCATGCCAACGGTCCTCCCATCTGGATCATCGGCAACTGATTGACTTCGAGCTTGTCGAGGGCAATACCGTATTCGTTCATACCACGGTTATACGCCTCGCCAGCCGCCTCGTAACCGCCGTAGAACATAAGTGCCCGCCACACGATACCCATGTGGAACGTCGCGGGCATGTCAGGCTCTGCGCTATCACCGGATAACTCGGCAGGTTTTTTGTAGTAGTCGTTCGTCACGGTATGGTCGCCGTTCGGTACAGGTCCGAAAGACAAGGTGTTGTCTGGATTTATCGTGAAGACCAGCGGGCGGGACTGTGCGTACCGGAGCGCACCGTACAGGTAGGAATTGCGAAAGTCGTCGTACTCGACGAAGTTCATAAATATCTCTGTGATAAGACCCTGCGATGTCACGTAGTTACGACACGTATCGAGTGTCCATGTTGCAACGTCAGTTGCCACTGCCGTGTAAGTACCGGATTGGCCGGCGACAGTGACGATGGTTGCCGACTTGCGCATCCACCGCCACGTCGTATGGGCCGACTGGATGTCGAGCCACGCCTGCTGAATCCAGTTGACAACCCGCCCCAACTCGCCCGTTTGATTGACGGTCGTTGTCATAGGCTGTGCCGTGATACCAGCTTCAGCAATAAGCCTATTGCATAATTGGAGCAGAGTCATGGTCTTAGCCCTCGGCCATCAATCGATTGAGCCACTCGATGCCACGCGGCGTGTCTTCCAGAACGGAGAACGGAAACTGCGAAGAGGTCGTGCGGATCACTTCGTTCTGCGGGTTGAGCGACTCTTCGGCCGACTCGTGCTTGGTCTGTACGCTCATCGGTTTCGAGCGGGCCAGCACCTCGACGTACTTGCGGCGCATGATCCACGGCCGACCGACGGGCACCCACTCGGCCTTGCCATTGACATAGAGGTCGATCATCTTGCGCGGATTCTTTTCGTTCAGCGGCTCGACGCGAATCTTGACCAGTTCTTCCATGAACATCATTTCGGCAAAGTCGTTCTTGGTCAGCGACGATACGACAGGCTCGATCGCAATCGATTCACGATCGATCTGCACGTCAAGCGGCGGAAGAATGAAATTACCAGCGGTTTGCTGGCCGACTTCCATGTCGGCGGTATGAGCAAGTTCTTGCATGTGATACTCCTTGTGTGGTTGGTACAGGACAACCCCCTGTTGCCAAGGGGCTGTGGTGTTAGGCCACTTGCGGACGGTCAGGCAGAGTCATGCAATCCACCAGAACCTTCGTGATGCCGGTCTGCGAGGCTTGATTGCTGACACCCATCGTCCATGCCGAGCCGGTCGAGATGACCTTCGTCAGCTGATAGCCGATCGGACAGAGCGTGTCGGGAATGCCGGGGAATTGCGGAGCGTTGGCAAAGACACCAGCGTCCGAGTAATCCACGATCTGACCCTGCACGACCTTGAGTGCTGCGCTGGTATCGAGGCACCAGACGAACACACCGGCCTTGTTGACAGCGATCGGCAGGAACGCGGCACCAGTCACTGCGTCAGTCGTCGGCGTCGCGCCGTTGCTGGCACCCGTGAAGGTGTACATCTTGCCCTTGATGCTGTAGTACATGACGAGCGCATTGGTAGTCGTGGTAGTCGTAGTGGTACCGACAGCCAGACCTGCCTTGGTGAGCATCGCAGTCAGCGGAGTTTGCTGAAGATTATCCATGGTGCTTGTTCCTTTCGTTGTGTAGAGTTAGCCGAGCGAAATGCTCGGATCGAATGCGCCTACCGGACTGACATAAATCGTCGTTGCGGTATCAAGCGCCGTCGAGTTGCCTGTGAATGCTGAAGCATAGGTAATCATCAGATAACCGATGATGGCCTTACCCTCGGGTGTTTGCGGAAACTTGACCGCAGCCGCCGTAGCGCCCTCCGTGCCGAAGCCAACGGTCTTGGTGCCCGCCGAATCGACATAGAAAACAGCAACGTTGAACTTGCCTGCGCCGATCGAAAGACCGGTAAGTGCGGGCATGTCCGTCGAGGCAGCGATCGTGACATGCTTGCCATTGGCGACGGCTTGAAAATCGGTAGCACCGACTTTGGCAAGCACACCGCCACCGGCCTTGATGACAAGGCCGGCAGTAGCAAGCGCCTGACTCGACATTCGATCAGCCAGCGCGTTGAGCAAGGGGCGAAGAGCCTCCCGGTCACCGCTGGCCGCAACGGCGGCGAGTTGTTGTGCAACTGTGTTTTGCATAATGATCTCCTTGAACGGAGCCGCTGAACTAGCCGGCCCCTATGGCTTACAGGTTGGTCACGCCAACGTTGGCGACAGCCAGCCAGCCGTAGTTCTCGACCATCGCTGCCTTCCACCAGATCGTGCCGGCGTAGCCACGCTGACCGAAGGGATCGCTCTTCGACTTCTGGCCGGGCGGCAGGAAGGTCGGATCGAGAGACTCCTTGCCGCGCACCGCGACTTGCGACCATGCATCTTCGGCAGCCACGATCAGCGGATACACGTCGATGCTGGTGCCGGTCGTCGAGTACAGGCCGAGCGTGCCGATTGCCGCACCAGCGTCCTGATAGGACGGCAGGTCAGGCGAGGTGACAAAGCGGAAGCGTTCGCACTTGCCGACTTCGTTTGCCATCGGCGTGCCGCTGGAATATTTCTCGATAGGGGTGAAGCCGGGCAGATCGCGAATGTCCGGTTCCAGATCGGTATGGCAATACACGATGAAGCCGGAGGCCACAGCGTCGGTGCCGTACTGGTTGGAAGCCGACAGCACGCGCGTCACGCTCTTGCCGTGGTTCGCCTGCAGGGACTTGACGATCTTGCGGATCAGCGGCAGCGTGAGCTTGCCGTTGACGGTCGCGCGGCTGGTGCCGGTGCCGCCGTACCACTGATTGGTACTGGCCTTGACGATGCCATAAACGATCATCTCGTTCACCAGTGCAACGCGCTCGCCGATCTGCTCCTGCATGGCCTGCGGAATGTCATCCTCGTACAGGTCGTAGGTCTTGTCGCTGAAGCCATACAGGCAGGAATACTGCTGCATGACGACAGAGATGTCCATCGGAGTGATGGACTCGGGCAGCACGGTCACGCCTTCCTGCGTCAGGTGCGCATTGACCAGCGTGTTTGCACGGTCGCCGGTTGCATTCTGGAAGAACTGGTTCGGGTTGGTCGTAGTCGCACCGTAGGGCACCCAACGACGGGCAACATACGTGTCCGAGTTGTTCTTCGGGAACTTGACCTGACGGCCACCTTTGGCGAGAACTTCCACCGGTACAGCGTGCTTCAGAATCTGACCCTTGAACTTATTGATTCGGCCGGGGGTCAAGCCGAAAGTTTGCATCTGGCCCATGAGAGGCTCCTATAAAAGAATGACGATATGACTACGACTTAAATCCTGCATCGAATTCGTCGTTGTCGGTTGAGCCAGCATTGGGCGCTTGCCCTCCGCTACCCGTTACTTCAACTGCGGCGTCGAGAACTTCCCTTCGCCCTTGCGCCTTCGTCTGCGCTGCCCTGAACTTGGTCAGCGCGTCCGTAAGGACCGTGGCGCTATACGTTGATCGGACGCGTGTCTGGTATTCCTTCGGCTGTTTGACAAGCCATTGCCTGAATGGTGTATCGGGAATTACCCCTTTGTCATCAGGCAGACCGATGGTTTCCTTCCACTTCTCGTCGAATTCGTTCAACGTCTCTTCAGTGATCGCACGACGGACTCGGCGCTCGATGGCCTCCTCGTCAATGACAGGCGCTGAAGGTTGGGCGGCATCTTGCGGTGCCGGGGTGATGGTGCTGGTGTTGATCGTATCGACCAGTTTCTGCAAGGTCTTGAACTGCAGCTTCGCCATCTCGGGGAACTCAGCAGCCAGATCGGCGACGACCTCCTCGGACAACTCGATCTTTCCACCAGCAGGAGCAGAGGACTTGAGCTGGTCAATCACACGCTCGATGCCGCCGATCTTGCCGAAGGCTGTACCGAACTGCTTCTCCAACGAGGCCTCGATCCCTTCGATCCGTGCCACGCCATCGAGCAACTTACGATACTCATCCTCGGGTACCTGCATCATCTTCGGTTCGTCAGCCGGTGTGGCACCTGTAACTACCTCATCACCAAACCCGCCATTGAACTCAGCAGCTTCCTGCTCTGCTGTCGGTGCATCAACCACTACGTCATCATCTTCCATGTCATGCTCCTAGTTATCAACGACCGGCGTTTCCGTGGGTCGTCATCCTTGCCGTGGACCTCTCGGTCGGCGGCACCTACATTCCCTGAACCGTAATTGCTTCCGGCTCGGGTGAATCCATATCCAATATCGCGCGGCACTCAGCGATGCGACCGCGCAGCACAGCAGTCTCCTTCTCGCTCAGTGCGGTATTGTCGTTGTCCATGCGAAGCTGCGCGAGACGTGTCGTGTAGTGAGCACGCAGCGCCTGCCACAAGGGGTTGGTCGATTGGGCTTCGGTTATCTTCATACCAGCCTCTTCAGCTTGTAGAGCGTCTTCTGATACAGCGCCACAACATCATCCAGTAGCGCGAGCAGCGACGGGTCTTCCTGACAGGTATCGTCACGAGTGGCCTGCAGCCAGTCGATGTCGTCCTGCATTTGCACATCAATGTCATACTTGCCGCTCGGCAGCGTCACGTCGAAGTCACCGACCAGATCGAACATGCCTTGGTACGCTTCGACCAGCGCATCAACCGCACCGGGCAGTGCCTCGTAGAACGCACCGAGCGCCATGTGCCGAGCGTAGCTGTCCGTGCGGAAGTGCTCGCGGTGAGCAGCGTCACGCATGGCGAAGGTGCGGGAAACCAGTTCATCGATCATTTGCGCCACTCCATCTGCGTCCACGGAACATCAATCCGCTTGTTTGCCTTTTTGAGATTCAACGCTGCCGGGATTACAGCGAGATTGAACGCATTGTGAAGACCAGATACGGTACTGCCGTGCAACGGCTCAATATGATCGACATGCCATTTGATGCCAGTCATAGTTGTGCGGCACCGACGTAAAATTGCAGCTTCCTCAAGCACCAAGACATCGAGTTCTGTTTTCCTACCGCTGCGAAGGACACCCGTGTGTCGTTTGCGCAACGAGGCATACAGTCTCTCTGGATATTTCGCACGATATGCACGCTGACGGTTGTTGACTTTGTCTCTATTGGCCTTTGCATAAACACTGGCGCGAGCTTTGTTTGTTGTAGCATCCGCCGCGTATAGCTTCTTGCGATATTCAGGATCAGCCGCAACAAAAGCCGCAGTACGCGCACGTTGGTAAGCGACCAGTGCATCACGATTTGCCAACCACCTAGCATTGAAATAATCAGGATTCTTTGCGAGCCATTCAGCGCGATAGGTTGGTCGTTTTGCAAACCACTCTTTTTGATATTGTGAGATACGCTCGGCGTTATCCTTTTTCCATTGCGCCATATACAACTTCTTGCACGGCTTGCACCGTGACGCATTTTTTGGGAACGCAGTAACAGCCAGAACCGCACCACAATTACTGCAGGTTTTAGTTAGTGTGTTCATTGCGCAAAACTCTGACCGGCGGGAGCACGCCCTGCTGGCTCTATTGACGGTGCAATCGGTGGGGGTGGATTTCTGTGCTTGTGCAGATCGATCGTTGCAGACCCGAGCGCAAGTTCTTTGGTAGTGCGCAACTTCATTACAGTCTCAGCCAACTTGCCCTTGATCTGCTCAAGCGTCTGCTGATGCTTGTTGGCGTAATCGAGCAGTGCCAATTCGCGACGCACCGCCAGTTCCTCACGACGTGATGTGAATTCAACCTGCGTCCGCTGCGTCTCGGCCTGCACATACACGGCGTCACGATCCGTGTCTTTCTTGATGCGCAACTGAGCAGTCTGCTCACGCAACTTGTCGCTCTGCATCTGCGCCTGCGCTCTGATCTGTGCGGCCTGTACGGCTGGCGCTGGCGGCGGCTGACGCTTCGCCATCTCAGCCTTCTCTTCGTCGGTCAGCTTCAGGCTGCGGTAGTCGATGCGCTTGCTCTTCAGGTACTCTTCCATCACGCGCGCCGGGCTCAACTCGAAGGCCGGATTCAGGCTCGGCTCGACCAGTTGCTGGATGACCTGATCCTGAATCGCGCGCTCAACCAGAGCGGACGATCCGTGGGCGTTGATGTTGAAGTCACCCTTCTCTTCATTCGGTACATCAGGATCGAGCAGCAACCACTCGTAGTAGTCGCGGATCAACGGCTCGGTGATGCAGTCGTCGCACGTCGTGGCGATGCTGCGCAGCAACTGGTTCGCGTTGTTATTCTGCAACGCGGCCGCACCGTATGTGTCGGGCGTACTCGCTCCGCTCTGGCCCTGAGAGATAAGGGGTATGTTTGTGCTCTCTTCGGCAATACGGAACGAGTACTCGATGATGTTCATCAACGACTGCTGCCGATCGGGAATCTCGACGGCAGTAAACGCCTTCGTCATGTCATCGATCGTTGCGTCGGATTTCTTGACCCACACCTTGTTCGGCGTGATGATCCACTTGCCGTCAACAGGAACGATCGACGTGCGGTCAATGATCAACTGCACACCGGCAGACTGACCGGCATTCGTCAGCATGGCGCGCGTGGCACCGTTGCACATCACCTGTGCCGGCGAGCACTGCTCGCCAATACCGACGCCAGTCCAATGACCGGAGCGACGACGCCACGGGAACACACGGTACGGCATGCGGCCGGTATCGAGCGGATTGAGCACGACGCGCACGACGCGCTCGTTGATCAACGTGGCAGTGACGTGATACGTCTCGCGCTTGGCAACCTTGCTGGCGAGGTTCTCGTTCGCTACCATCAAATCTTCGGCACTGATCTCACCGTAGAAATGGTAAAGCTCAAATCGTTTCGCCCTGATCTTCGGATCATCGACCGCGCTCGGATTGCGCTGCCCGTCTTCAGTCAGATAGCATTTCGACGGGCCTTCATCGAGAACCAATTCGATCTGATCCGGCAGGTAGCTACCGACAGCAGGCAGCTTCTTGACTTGTGCCGGCGACATGTAGTCGCGCTCGAAGCAGTACGACCCCTTCGTTACATCCTCGCCACACGCCGGATCGGGAAAGAAATTCCATGGATCAACCTGACGCTCGCCGGGCTTGCGTTCCTTCTTTATCTCGATCGCGACGTTGCCCTGCTCGTCCTTTGTCAGCGCAGTGGAGGTACGCGCCTCAACGAACGGTCCCTTCAGGATGCCGACGCCGATACGCGCCGAATCGAACAGCACCTTACGCATCTCGACTGCATGCTTCGCTTCGACGATCCAGTCGTAGATGCGTTTCTCTGCCGCCTTGGCCGAAGTCGTGGCACGGGCTACAGCGTCCTTGGCAGCGGCAAACGCATCCTGTGGGGTCTGCGGTACCGGCTGCATTGATGCGGCCGGCTGCTGCGTCATCAGGCTATCTGGCGCGACAGCCTGTGCCATCGGCTGCGGTTGCTGCGGCGGTAACTCGCCACCGTTCTGCATGACCTGCTTGAGCATGTCCCGAGCGGCGATCAACTCAGGTACTGGCGTCGGATCGAAGGCGAAGGGTTTGTCATCCATCGGCAGCAGAAGCTCAGACACCTTTGCATGACCGGCATCGACGTAACGTGCGGTCAGCGGGATGAACACCGTGCTGCGGTTGTCCGTACCGTCACCGGCCGTTGCGCGAGTCAGCGGCCCCTGCATTGAGGTCGGCTTCGCCCACTGCGCTTTTTCCCACTGCGCGCGATTGACATCATCAATGCCAAGGTACGCTTCCTCGGCAGACTTCCAGACATCCTCGATACCGGACGACTTGCGGCCCTCGACGGCTTCCTTGCGAAGATCGACGAGACGCCCTGCCAGCGCGGCTAGGCGCTTGTTCTTTTCCTCATCGGCAGGTAGCTGTTGCTGGTCGTCCATCAGGGGCGCTCCAAAACTGTTGATAGTTATAAACTATTGCTGTCTTACGGTCAATAGGTAACGGCTATCGCCTGCCAAGACGGCGGGCACGGACGATATAGTCCTGCATTGCTTCAACAAAGCCGCGCTCCCCGGCCAGCGCGATGAAATGCCGAGCGCCGAAGTGCAGAGCAGCAAAGTGACTAAGTGCCATCAACAACCACCGACGATCGGTTACCGCTGGCATCAACCGTGCTGACGATGCGGTTCGTCGTGCCGTCAAGACCGACGAAGGTTTCTGTACCACTGCCAGCGCCGCTCACTTTGCCAGCAAGTGCGGCAGCGACGATGCGCAGAATTTCTTCAGCCGTCAGCCCGCTCTCGATGATTGCCGACCACGGGTTTCCGCCCGCACCAGCATTCGTCAGCGCAAGCCCTGCTGTGCCGGTATCCGGGTAGTTCGCCAGCACAGCAGTCCATACCGCATCGCGCAGACCTTCCGGCGTCAGGTCGCCGTAGCCACGGATGGTTGCCGCTATGTCCATCAGTGCGGTGTTGCCGGCAACGACAACGCCAGCGCCCGTGAGAGCCGCGCCAAGGTCTGCAAGGCCCGCCGCCGCTGCTGCAATGTCACCCGAGCCGGTAATGGTTGCTACCATTGTCGCCAGTGCCGTTGCGTCTGCCGAACTGATGTCACCGCTGGCTGTAAGCACCGCCGCGATAGATACGATCAGGCCGATGTCGCAACCGGGAATGTCACCAGCGCCAGATATTCCCGCTGCGATGTTGTAGCCGGACTGCATAGTGGCGCTGGATACACCACCACTACCGATGGCCGTATTGCGAGCGGCCAGTAACCCCGGCTTCTGCGGCATCATCCATGCAGCCGGGTGCCTATAACCAGAAGGAATGCCCACCAGTTCGCTAGTGATTCCCTCCCCCGCCGTAATGTTCCTGATCCGACCTGTCTGCGAGAAGTTCCCCTGTAGCGCAGATGGATAAGCACTCAACACAGCAGTCGCCCCGGCGTAGTACATACCGCAGGATGCAAACTGGTTACCATTGCAGCACAGAGCCATCAGAGCGCCTCCGCAGCCTCGGGAAATCCGGCGTCAATCAGCTTCTGCCGGTCCAGTTCTTTCTGCGCCTCAACGATCAGATTGGCAAGGGTGAACGTGTTGCCCTGCCACTGTGCGAAGTCCTTGACCAAATCCAGTATCTGCCTATCCACAATCAGCCTCCGTAGCCGTAGTCGAAGTCGACATTGACCGTACCTGCCGAAGTCGTCGCGCCCGTCTGGAACAGCAGGAATTGGATGTTCGCTCCGTCCTTGATCTGACGCATCGACGGCATGGCATTCACCAAGTCCATCTTGTTGTAAAGGCCTGTCGCCGGCAGCGGCAGCGTCCAGAGCGGCTTGCACAGGCCGATGATGACCGTACCCGACGCGTGAGCAGTACCGGCCCATGTCAGCGTTTCAATGTCGGACACGCCGGTATCGCCAGCGGCCAGCGGCAGGAACGGGTTGTACTTGTTCGCCGCCGCCCCGGTATTCAACAATCCACCCACCGGAACCGATGCGGTAGAAGTAAATGTCGTCGTGTTGTGTGAGACGCCTGCCGTGTTCTTGTACGCAACGACGCAAGTCGGGGCATTCGCGCCGAGCGCCGTATCTGCCGCAACGAACATCCTGAGTCCGGCACCTGCGGCGTACCGATCGCCTTTGCCAGCGCCGGAACCGATGGCCGTCATAGTCACTGTCTTCGCACCCGTGCTCGATACGTTCGCACCGGACAGCGGGACGAAACCCACAAGGTCAATCGCCATGATGTACCACGGCGCACCCGCCGCAGCGACAGCACAACCACCGGCAGTCAGGAAATGTTTGGTCGCCGTCGAGACATCACCGCCCGTATAGATCGTACCTTCCGACCACGTGTCGTCCGTCGGTACGTAAGTCAGGTCTGCGCCGGTAAAGGTCGCAGCAGGTGGATACCCTGCGTGTCCTGCCAGCAGAGTCCATGCGCCGGCCAACTGCGCAGCAGCGAGCGTCTTGGTCGTTGTGACTGTATCACCCTTGCCATTGACGGTCAGTTGCGTGATCAGGTCGTCTTGACTGGAGAACCCCATTTTATAATACTCCTTCAGTTCCATACAGTTTCGAGGGTGCCGACCAACATGGACGACGCGAGTGATCCCGCTGTTCCCTCGGCAAAGAAATTCAGCACCGCACCGTCCTTGATCTGCGGAGCGCCTGCTGCGTGAATCAACGACATGAATTCGTCTGCTGCACCGTAAGCGACACCGGTTGTCGTTCGACATTCCTGCGTGACATATCCGTTGAACAGTGGCTTGACAATTACCAGCGCCATCAACCCGCCGCCTGCCGCAGTGAAGGTCACGGACTCGATAGACCTGACGCCCGTGTCTCCGAGTTGCAACGGCAGGTATGGGTTGTAGCTCGCACCGACACCATCAGCCGACACGACCTGTCCGCCACCGGCCACCGCAAAGGTGAATTCGTTCTGGCTCACCCTGCCAGCCACACCGTCTTGATTGGTGTAGGTGAAGGTGAATTGCCCTATGGTCGAAGCGGCAGACTGAGCAACCGCAATCACCCGTCCGCTGGTGTATCGCGGCAGCGGGACTGTGTTGTCCATCAACTGCTCTTCGCCGATAGCATCCGTGTCGATGAACGGGTAGTACAGCAGGTAGTCGCACAGCACCAACCGCTGCCGCGCATTGACCGCTGTGGATGTGTTTGCTGTCATCACCATCATGGATTTCAGGTGCTGCGTCATGGGTGAAACATTCGGCACGTAGATACCACGAGAGGCTTCAACGAGTGCAGCGACAGATGGCGACGACGCATAGAAGTTTGCAGCAGGACTGCCCGCAAAATAGCTGTAGTCGATCCACGCATTCGTCGTAGTGGCCGCAGACGCTACAGCCTTGCGAAATTGCGTGATCCAACACTGACCGAGCAGATCAGCGTTGGCGAACTCTCCGACAGTGCGGAAACCTCTCATCCCGCCGCCTTACCGCTGCCGACCAACCGAGCGCTCAGACACACCGTCCCGTCAGCCGCGTCAGGAACCGCCGCAGGTGCCAGTCCAGTCGCACTGTCATCGGTACTCCGTTCAGTGTCCCGTCGCCCGTCAGCAGTACCTTCCGTGGCGCGTTGATCGTTGCTGTCGTGTGGTTGCATGTTCGTTTTACCTTGTCCTTGGTTACTCGGGCCTTCGCTCCGCATTCAGCGCAGGAGTAAAGATATGGGTATTGTGGGAACAGCATCAGGTTTCCGTTATGACAAGCGCATTGGCGAGGAACTGCGGCGTGATACTTGCTGCTGCGCCGATGGTGATCGGACTGTTCAGCGCGCCGTAGTGCCAGACCGCCGTCGCGCCAGATACGGTCGTGCCGGTCGATACCGCTGCCAGCGTTGCGCCGGTTGCACCGGACTGGTCGAACTGAAGCAACGCGGCGTTGCTCGTCGAACCGCCTGAACCGGCGACCCATCCCGCGCCACGAGCGACCGGCTTCCGCACATAGTTGGTGTATGCGACCTCGTTCTCAGCCTGCGAGTTCGTTACCGCCGTCAGTGTCGCCGTGTGGAGCGCAACATAGACATCGGTAAGTGGAGCAGCAGAGGCGTTGTCCGCTACGTTTGCCCACGCGGTTGCTCGATACAGCAGGTTGAGGATTCGATTACAAGCATCGGTTGATTTTGGCATGACGGTTACTCCTTGGTTGTGCCTACAGCAGCGGTACGACATTTGAAATAGATACCGGTCACCTCGACCAGCTTATTGACTGTCGCGCCGAACGTAGCATCGACCAGTGGCGGCAGTCGTTCGGGACACGACGAGATAGCGACAGGATTGCCCGGATCAGGTTGTGTCGGGTTGCAGGCCGATCCACTCAGCATGACAGCCATGAGCAGCAGGAGCAGCGATTTCATTTCAGTCTCCTGTAACGATTCTCGACGGCGCGGTACCAGCCGGACGTACCTTCGCGCAGATCAGGGAACTTCGCGCGCACCTGTCGTCTTGCCAGTTCTCGAAGGTTCGTACCATTGCTGTATCCAAATATCGGCATGTCATTTACCTCCCGACAGAGCCTCGTTGATCGTCTTCATCACAGCTTCTGTATTTTTACAGTCACGATACACAGGCACCTCACGAGTCTGTGTCTCAAGTGTCTGTCGTATCGTCACGTTGCGCACGTCGATCTTTGCGATCTCATGGGCCATGGCCGTCAGCGCATCGCTCTTGCTCTTGGCTTCTGCCAGTTCCAGCGCATCGCGCCGGTTGCTGCACGCTTCCCACCCGCCCCACGCGCCAGCAGCGAGCAGACCGACCATGACAAAAACATAGACCAGTGGATTCATTCTGTTGTCTTCCCTTCCGTATAGACCTTAAATGCTGCCGCTTGCAATGCAGCGAACGGTGCGGTAATTGCAGCCAGAGTGGCCGCCACGTCATAACCGCCGACACCTGCCGTTGCGTTGGCAAAGTCAAATGCCCATGCCGTCACGCGCCATGTCATCCACATCGTGACGACTAACACCAACCGGCTGAACGGACGGCGCGTCAGGTTCGACAGCAACCGCCAGCCCAATGACATGCGGCGCTCTTCTGTCATGGCTCGCACCCCGCGTCCCACACATAAATGAAGGTGTGCTGACCGGCACCAAGGTGCTCAACCAGCCGAGCCAGCGTATCCTTGCTCGACAGGATGCCGAACTGCTGCTCACCATCTTTGCGCTGGATCATGCCGTAACCCATGCCGACTGCGGTGCAACCATGCACCTGCGTGATCAGATCACCGGCATTGCCATCACCGTCCAGATCAAGCGACACGTCACCTGCCCATGTAGCGTTGTGGATCAGACAGTCTTTGCGGCCATGCCTGTCTTCAAGACGAATGACCGGACGGCCCAATGTAGGCGAATGCCATATCCAGCCGACGTAGCTATCATCCTTAATGCACGACATGCCGCGCTGATTGTCTTTCCATGGCAATTCGAGGGTATCGCAAGCGAATCCACCCTCGGCGACTAGCCGACCGATCGTACCGGTCGGCATGCACTTGCTACGGCGAATGATGACCTTCATCACACGTGCCCCTTCGCCAGCGCCGGCCATACGACCTGCACCAACAGCCAGCCCAAGAAACCAAGCAGCCCCCACTTCACCAACTCGAAGCGCATCTTTTTCCAGAACTCGGTACGTGCCTTGCTCTCAGCAATGAACTGCTCATGCGCAGAGCGATGGCCGTCATAGTCGGGCTCGCCGGTATGCGCGTCCTTTGGAAACGCCACAGCAATGCTGGTCTGCTTATCCATGTACGACGTTATGGATTGCGTCAGCGATGAAAGCTGCTGCTCGATGTGCGTCAGCCGCTCACCTACTGTATGTGACGGGCAGTCTGTAATTTCTGGAGAACACTTTATAACCATGTCATTCCCTCCCACCCTCTTTGGGGTAGATGCGATTGTAATTACCCGAGCAGCTTGACAACGGCCTCCCGTGCCGCTGCGAGCTTGGCCTCCACCGCCGCTAGGTCGGCACTGGCTGCAGCAACAGCAGCAGCCAGCGACGCACGGTCTTCCGTCATCCGAACGAGTTGATCGCCGAGCGATGTAACCTGCACGATCAGAGTGTCATATTGGCCCTGTGCCGGCGCAACAATCTCTGTAGCTTTAGCACGTGCAGCATCGACGATGTTTGTCGCCTGCATCTCGGCAGCAGCGACCATTGCATCAGTCTTCTCCTGCGCACGTTTGGCCGCATCCTTGACACTGGCGGCACCCTTGGTGCGCGTGTCAACCAGTTCGCGGTCTGCATCGGCGATCTGCGCTTGCAGCGCAGTCAGCGCCGCCTGTGCAGCCGACACGCGCTGCTCGGTAGCAAGGGCCGTCTCTTCCATGCTCTGCATCTGGTCGAGCGTATCGGCCGCAGCCGTCAGCCCCTGCACGAATGTAACGAAACGACGCAGATCGCTCGCCACTGTGGATTTGTTTGCCATGATTTAAGTCCTCATCGGGTTAGCACGACGCATCAGCAGATACACGCCGATGCCGGTAGCAGCGCCGCCCGTAATCTTCGGACGGATGTAACGCGGACGCTCAACGATCTGCTTCATCGCATCAGTCAGCGCCGTGAAGCTCAGAGCAGCACCTTGCGCATTGTTCAGCGTGTTGTAGTTCGTGCCGTCATTGCTGCCTTCGATCACGACCGTTGCACCACCGATCGTGCCGATGATCTGCACGCAGTTGTCAGCCCATTCAGGCAACTCGACGGCAGTAGCGGCACCATCGGCCGTTGCGCCACCAGTCCATGCAATCAGCTTGCTGCTGCCTTCCCCTTCACCGATCGGCGTCGGTCCTGTAATTGTCCAAGTCATTTGTCATACTCCTCTGGTTACATACCCGAGCCGGGCGCGTGCGGTTGATACGATGGAACAACAGGTAGCCGATCCTCAACCACAGGGGCCGGCGGTACAGCAAAAGTGAGAGCGAGCGAGTCGAATCGGTCAGGGCTCTTGATGCCGCGCCGCTTCGCATCGTCCTTGGATTCCAGCAGCAGTTCGCCAGCCCGATAGCCGTACTGCAGCGCCGTCAGGTCGGTCATCAGGTCAGGGTCGTTCGGTATCGACGCACCGACCAGCCACTCACGGACACTGGTCGCCATCTTGGCGCGCAGGTTGTAGTTCTGGCCGTCGTCCATGCGGATTGCCGAATTGACATCGATCACAGTCTTTGTGATGCGGCCGGTACGATGGTCAGTCTTGTCGGGCCACCATGCTCGCATCATATCCGCCACACCGGCACCGATGCCGATCGTATCGACGGCGATCTGTTCCAATCGGATGTTATAGGCAGCGATCTCGTTGCGCGCTCTAGCCGCCGTCTGCACCAGATCATGCTTGGCCCACACGACCTGCTTGAGCAGTACGCGACCACGACGCAACGTCAGCACCGTTTTGTCATCACCGAAGCGCGCCACATCCAGACCGGCCATCAGACCGCCCGTTGCCTGCACGTCCATCGGACCGCGCGACATGGCATTGCGCACCAGATCGCCGCTGATAAAACTGTTCGCGATCGAGCCCTCATAGTTGCGGTCAATCTCCTGCGCCACGATCACCGGATCGAGCTTCGAGCACTGGTCGCGATACCACGCTTCGTCCTTGCGCGGATCGTCATGCCAATCGAATATAAAAACGTCAATCTTACCGCCATGCCGCTTGCGATAGAACGCATTGCCCGGTCCGTTCGGCGTGCTCACGTCGATCTTGCAGTTGCTGGTCTGAGAGAGCGCAGCATCGATCGATTCTGCGTGTTCATAGAACGCGGACTCGTCCTTGAAGTAGATAGAGGTTCGATTGCCTCGTCCGATGTTGTCGCCAGCCTCGCCGACGATTGCCGCGCCGTTCTCAGGGTTCAGGATGCGCATGTGTGGCGCGTGCTGCTTCTCGTCGTAGCCGCGCGGCCGTAGCTCCTGCGGCAGCAGGCCGATGAACTGACGCACTTTCCAGAACAGTGACTTCGGGTCGCCGAGCTTGTCGACGTACTCTTCCTTGCGTGAGCCGAAGCCGACGACCGTGCCCTGATGGAAGCGCCACATCCAGACAGCGAACGCACAGCAGAGCCACGACACGCCCATATCGCGGGACTTCTCAGCCAATCCATCAGCCCGGCCACGCCACTTGGCGTATAGCCAGTTGATAAATTCAACCTGCTTTGGGAACAGTACGAAGGGCACCATCGTCGGCTTGCCGATCTCGGCCATACGCGGATCGAACGTCATCCCCCAATCTGAGATAAACGCGACAGGATTGTCCTTGTAGAACTCAAGCACTGACGGCACAAGCTCAGGCTTCGCTCTGAGGTTCTCGACGGCAGCGATCCGTGACCTAAATACAATGTCATAATCGGGATCGCGCCAGTTGAGATCAGGTGCGCCCATTTCCACCGATCCCGATCATCTGTTTGTAGGCATCTTCAGGAGCGAGCGTCACGTCAGCTTTGCTCTGGATAGGCGGCAGGTCATCAGCGCCACCAAGGGCGAGCTTGTCGCCGTACTGGCGGGCCTTGAGCTTGGACAGGAGCCACTTGCGGGACTCGACGCGCAGTCGGCGATGATCGGTCATATCGCGCGTCTCGATCTCTCGGCCGAGTATCTTGTCCTTGACGATCTGGCCGACGTGCTGCTCGTCCGATATTTCGACGATATCCTCTTCCCAGTGACGATACAAAGCGCCGCGCGCTTCCTCATACTGTCCGAGCCACTCTGAATTTGCGTGGCACCAATCCCACACCGACGAGATCGGTACGCCATGCATCGCTGCAGCCTTGCGTGCCGTCATTCCATCCTTCATGGAACGGCACACAAGCGCAACGTACATAGCCTTCTCGTCGTCGGTAAATGCAGCCATGCTAGGCAAAGCCGCTCGTGAAGTCTTTGTCACCCTGCGCTTCAGCAGCGGCCGGGTCTTCACCTTGCTGCGAGTAGATCGCCTGCACCTGCTGCAGCGCCTCTTCAATCGACTGGACCGGCGTGCCCTGCGGCTCATCCATCTCTTCGGCTATCGGCTCCGTACCGACCGTGATGCCCTGCGGCGATACGCAAATCTTGATGCAGTAAGCGTCCATAGTTTTTCTCAATCGGTTAGGCGACGGCGATAGGGTGCCCACATTTTTAACCGATGTCAAAATAATCCTTGACAGCTCCAATGGAGCCATGTATAGTGGCGTCAGTTGGGTGCATCAGTGACCCGCCGCTCCTTAACAATCCGATCGAAACACCCTAGCAACAAGCCGGCGCGAAGTGACGCTCACTCCCCGCTCAGTTGAAGTCCGGCCAGATAACCACAGACGCAGCGCCTGCACACGCGGACGCTGCTGCGGTGGAATTAACCACCACTCACAGGAGATACAGACCATGAAGCTCAATCAAGTAGGGTCGAACCGCACCATCCTCACACTTAACAACGGCACGCGGATCGGCTTCTCGTATGAGACGCCCGTCGTCGCAGAAGTTGATGGTGTGACGTACAAGACGGAAAAGAAATTCAGCGTGACCACCAGCAAGCACTGCGGTCAGTTGTTGTCGGAGATGGGCAGCTACGGTGCCCCCGAACTCAAGCCGCAGGAATTCTTCGAGGCGCTGCTGCCATGACCACCACCGTCCGTTACACCGGCCACGGCATCAATACAGGTGGCCTGCAAGGTCACAGCGTCGGTGCCGATTATCCGTACATGATCATCGGTATCGCCGACCGGATCGAACAGCCGACCGAATGGCAGGTCATGGATTGCCGCACCAGCAACCGCAGCGAACGCTTCCCGACCTACCAGCGCGCAGTGATTGAGATGACATCGCTGCGCACCCGCAACCTGATGCACTCTTAGAGTAGCAGCCATAGCCGCGTGACAGGCGGCTATACCGGCAACTCTGCCGTAACCGTAGCGGGCGGATACCCCGCATAGGAAAAACAAATGTCAACACTTACACAAGCAAGCAACCAATGGGCAACGCGCCCGGCCGACGAGCGTTTCATCAGCCTGATCGGCATGCAGGATCATTTCCAGCAACAGCGCCTGCTGTCCGGCGAAAAAGTCGTGTCGTCGCGCAAGCTGATTGCATCGCCGACCGAAGACAACAAGGGGCTGCTGATCAACGGATATGCACCGACACACTGGTCATTCGGGCAACTGGCCCAACTGGCTGAAGCACCAGCCGGCTACCTGCGCACGCTGCCGAGCCCGGTCGCTGCGGATTGCATCAACTACGGCTTGCAGTTCAAGCGCAACATCGAAGATGTCGGTGTCCTGCTCTACAAGAACGGCAGCAGCGTCTTGAAGGCTGCCACTGGCCCGCGATATGGGCGCATCTGGAACGACGACATCACCCACTCGCTGGTTAATCACTTCGGCGATGGCGTGACCGGTGACTTCCGGGTGCCGGGAGAATTCGGCAAACAGGTTGAAGTGACCAAAGAGAACACCACGCTGTTTGCTGGCGATCGCGACATGTTCGTGTTCCTCGCCGACGAAGAGCACCGCATCGAACTACCCAATCGCCGCAACGGCAAATCCGGCAGTCTCGCTCGTGGCTTTTTCTTCTGGAACAGCGAGGTCGGCGCACAGACTTTCGGCATGGCGAGCTTCCTCTTCGATTACGTCTGCTGCAACCGCATCGTATGGGGCGCGCAGGAGTTTCAAGAGGTCCGCATCCGTCACACGGCCAGCGCACCGGACAAGTGGCTCGGCGAGGTCATGCCAGCCCTTGAAGCGTACAGCCGCAGCAGCACCGGCAGCGTCATCGCCGCGATCGAGGATGCCCGCAAGGACAAGCTCGACGACAAGGTGAACGACTTCCTCGCGCAACGCTTCGGCAAGCGCATGGTCGATTCGCTGCAGGCCACGCACTACGCTGAAGAGGGTCGCCCGATTGAGTCCCGTTGGGATGTCATCACCGCCGTTACCGCACAGGCCCGCAACGTCCAGCATCAGGACGCACGGGTTGAGCTTGAGCGGCAGGCCGGCGCGCTTCTGCAGTAAGTGACTCAGTACAGCCGCGTGACAGGCGGCTGTCATGTACTCACTCACAGGAGGTAACAGCAATGACAGACATCAACATCACCCGCTTCTACAACGAAGCCGCGCCGATGGACTACAGCGCGAGCGTCATGGAGATCGGCCAGAACGCCGGCCGCGACACATGGCGCGCAGCAATGGAAGACGCGCCCGATTACGACCTGCTGAACAACGACGATGATCGCGAAGAGTTCCGCGCGCACGTCAAAGGTTTCGGCGCATGGTCTGACGAAGAAATTGCCGCATGGTCCGACACGGAATTGAACGCACTGTTCATGCAACTGATCAGCGGTGACATCCGGTCAGGCGAGACAGATCGCATCTGGACCGACGAAGCAGGACAAACCTTTTACTCAATAGGAGATTGACACCATGAAAACCTTTCTCGCAAACCTGCAGCACGCCGCACGCACAGTAGAGCACACCCGCATCGGCGGCGGCATCTTCTCGCCGGCTGAATGTCAGCAAATTGTCACCCTGCTCCGCGACATGCAGGAAACGCTGGCGGCAATGGCATTCACCGTCGAAACCGTCGCGCACCTGCGCGGCATGGAGCAAGAACTACTGCCGGTCGCCGACAAGGCACGGGCGTTACTAACCAGAATGGAGGCATGACAACCATGTACAAAATTGAAGTCACCGCAGCCGAAGCGCCGCGCCTGCTCGACTGGCTGACCAATCGCGGCGGCGTCGCGATATGGGAGTCGCTCGGTCTGTCCCGTGCAGGCGAACGTACCTTTACACCAGCCGATGCAGACCGCCCCGGCTGGCACTACTCTCAGAAGCCCGTCGAGATTGTCACCGACCGTGCCGACATCGGCGTCTATACCGAAACGCTCTACAAAGCGTTTGCTGTCGGCCTGCGCCGGTCCGGCATGACCCTGAAGCTGTCGGACGCAGCACAGCGCAAGCTGACGGCCACGATGGACGCCTGTATAGCCAAGCACGGCAACGCGCACCATCGCAAAGGCGTTCTGGAAGACAAGGCAGCCAGCGTCGGCGTGTATTATGCCAGCGAGGTACAACCGCTATGACCAGCCGTATCATCAAGTACCGTCTCGATCCGGTCAGACGCCAGACGATCGAGGTACCGGCCGGATCGTTCGTCTCGCACGTCCATGAGCAGGACGGCGCGGCAACGCTCTGGCTGATACGCCCATCAGGCATGCTGCTGCTGCACAAGTGGCAGGTCACCTGTCTCTCGACGGGTGACAGCATTCCAGACGACGCGGGCCGCTATGTCGGCACCGCACACATCCACAGCGGCCGGACGGTCGTCCATGTTTTTGTAAAGGAGCCTACATAATGCTGTTCAGATCACAAATCACACCAAAAGGCAACAGCAGCTACAGCTACGCATCACAGGCCGAAGCTGACGCACGCGCAGCAGCACTTGATACGAATAACTGCTCGGACTGCTCGCGCTGCTCTGTCTGCTCGGAATGCTCGCGCTGCTCGGAATGCTCGGACTGCTCGCGCTGCTCTGTCTGCGTGGAATGCTCGGACTGCTCGGACTGCTCGCGCTGCTCTGTCTGCTCGGAATGCTCGCGCTGCTCGGAATGCTCGGACTGCTCGGGTGAAGTCATTCAAGCCGGACGCCCGAACGGATGGTCATGCTACGGATGGTTGAAAGACGGCGCACTCTTTATCCACTGCGGGTGCCGTCGTAAGACGTTCGCCGAAGCTGTCGAATACTGGTCGAACAAACCTGACCGGCTCGAAGTCTTGATGGCGTGTTACTACATCGCGTCCGTCGCACATTCCCGTGGATGGCCGACCTGATGCAGCCCATCACCCACAGCGATCTGATGGTGCTGATCGATACCGACATGCAGGAAATGCTGCAGTCGGTCATTGACGAACCGACAACGCACGGCATCATCGTTCTCGATAATACCGTCTTCATTCCCTACGGGCCTAGCCATCCCTGCAAAGCACCGGCTGACGCAACGAATGCCATGCCGCCCGCCACCTACTTCTACGTAAAGGAAAACTGCAATGGAAATCACAATCAAGATCGAACGCAAGTACGGCCGCACGCTGATCTACCCGATCTGCCCGAAGGCGATACTGTTCGCCAAGCTGTGCCGGCAGGAAACGCTGACGCCGGGACAGATCGACGATATCAAGGCGCTCGGCTACACGGTGCGGGTCCAGCAGTTACCAGCAACCTTGTGAGCGAGGCAGAATGGGTCGATCGACTGACCCTGTTCTGCCCGCTCATCTGTTTCATCTCGTCGTCAGGTCTTCTGCTCTTTTCCGACCAGTACGGCATCGTCCGGGGTGCCTACCGTCCGATCGATGGGACGCACTACCTCACCCCCTAGCACCACATCCAAACCCTCCTCAATGGCCTTGAGCACCGATTCATGGACGAGCTTCGGCTCCCCTCCCTGATCGATGATCAAGGCCATTCCTTTTTGTGCCGCCGCGATCTGTGCAACTTCTCCGATCCGACATGCAAACCGTACCGCCTCTTCGATCTGCATCTCGATCGTAACCTTTGCATCCGGTAGATCGAAGGCGATGTTGCCACCCTCGGTGACGCGAATACCAATCCCACTCATGGTCATACTCCTTGGTTAATGCGCGCAGCGGCTGCTGCACGCTCTTGCTCTAGCAACTGCCTGTCGGTCATCAGCGCAGCCTTGGTTGTCAGGCCGCGCCACACGCGCCCCTCTCGCACGTACCCACAGTCATCCAACACCCCGTTGAATTGTTGTTTGGAGATAGACCGCCCAAACCATTTGCAGAACGCAGCGTGCAAGTCCTTCGACGGGAGTCGAGCATAAGGATGAATCGTGCAATCAGCCGCGATCCAGTTTGTGATGCCGTCACGAACGGATGTGCCCTTGATCAGCAAACCATACCAGTAACACCCGTCGTTACGTGTCTTGCGAAGGAACCCTCGCGCGGTCAGCGCACGCCCGAATGTTTGCTTCGACAACGACGAGCCACTCCACGAAATGTAGTTGTCGTAAAGCTCGGCAGCCAACACTGCTTCCCCCGGCTGCCGATTACACCGATCTGTGATCCATTGATCGATACCGGCCGTATCTACGACAGGGGCAACTTCCTGCAACGTCTTTATCGCCGATCGCAGAACATACCGAAGGACATCACGGGATGCACCAGCACCTATCGCTTGCTGTACTGCATTTTCGATTATCGCTTTTACGATCTGTTCCATGTTCTATATCTCCTGACAGATTATGACTGATTAAAATATGCTAAATAACTTCTATCATTTTTGAAGTAACTGATTCTATTAACTTTATGATAGATACTGACCGATTGACAGCAATTTCAAAGACTTTTCCCTAGTAAGACAAGATAGTTATATATTGTACAAGAATATAAAACCATAAATAACTATCTTGCTTTTCTAAGAAGACTTCTTGGAAACAGCCAAAAATCGGTCATCGTCAGTCATATCTGTCATGCACGAACCGCTAGACCCGTTCGCATCGATCCATGCATCGTATGCATCTTCTTTAACCCTCGATCCGACAATCGACGACCGAACGATTGTGCTGTAAGTGGATTCTTGTATCCGTTCTTTTCCGCCCAATCGCGATACGATGCGTACAGGAGCGATCCCATCGAAGATGCATCCGATCGTTCAACGCATCTTTCGATAATCCACTGCCCGATCACATCCATCTCTTTACGATACTCATCTGTAGCTTCAACGATCGCTTCTGGAACTTCACCCAATCCGATCCGCTGCCATTCCATGCAACCTTCCAGCATCCACGCAAGGATGTGCTCCGCTTCGTCACCGAAGCGATCCTTGAGAGTCTTGTCTGGATCATGGAAGATGCGCAGGAAGGGCACGAGCTTGATCCGTGACCAGATGCCGTGGTCTGTGTTACGAATAACAGGTTTATGGTTGCCGAGCATGTTGATCTTGAACTGCGGCAGGAACGTCACAGGGTCTTTGTACAGGCCGCGTGCAGTGATGTGGTCACCACCGGTCATGGTCTTGATCAGCGCCTCATCCACGGTGGCGTCGGTCGTTTCTGACGACAATATGAACCGCGCGCCTTGCAGCTTGAACAGGTCCGGCGACGCCGCCCCACCCCCTGCCGCCGACTCTTGGAACGTCTTTTTATCAACAGTTGCAGCGTACTCACCGAGCACGGTGGCGACAGACTCGAACATGGTCCCTTTACCATTCCGCCCCATGCCGTAAGCGAAGACCAGAACCTCCTCTCTGGTGTTGCCAGTCAGGCAGTAACCAAACCACCGCTGCATCCACCGCACCAGCGCTTGGTCACCACCAAACACTTCCGACACAAACGACAGCCACCGATTGCTGCCGTCGGCGCGACCCACACCACTCACGCCAAGTGATTTGGTAATGTAGTCATCAGGACGGGCCGCCCGTACAGCGCCTGTCCGCAAGTCCAATACCTTGCGTGCCCCATCCAGTCCGCAAAGCATCGGGTCTGTATCAAGCATTGACATTGACACGCAGATGTCTGAGTAAAGCGCAAGCATGGTGATGGTATTGGTAACTGTCCGCACCTCGGCGCACTTGCGTGCCCACTTGACATAGGTGGCTGACTCCATGATGTTGCCGGCTCCCTCCTGATATATGTCGGTAGCTAGGTTTGCCGCAAGCCGCTTGACACGGGAGCCCTTCGGGTCCGACAGCCACTGCCCATCATGCCAGTACAGCCAGCCGCCAGTCTCGATGATGTACCGTAAAACACCAGCATACTTATCATGCATGCGCATGGCATTACCGTCCTCGGTCAATGGTCTGGTACTGGCCGTGCCGTCACGTGCATCACGTACAGCCTGTGGCAGGTTCGGTACGGAGAATGGTAACGACACACCACTGGTAGCCACGGGGGCTGCTGGCACCGCAGGTAGTACCACCGCCCCGCCGTTAGGGGCTGGTGGCACTGCGTTACCAGCAAACGCCACGTCAGGCGACACACTCTTCCAGCCCGTCGGTACATACGACCGCATCGTCACGGCCACACGTCCCGTCCGACCAAACGTGCCCCACTCACGCTCCAGCACCTGCCTGCCCTCGTACTTCGGCCAGCACATGCTGTACGCATCCCACATCGTCAGGCCAGCCTCGCTGCCGCCTGTCTCGTGATGCAGCGCCATGCCGACGCGCAACCATTCAGACCGGCTAGACATCTGCTCCGGTTGCACCCGACGCAGCAGGTCGTGCATCTCGTCCTCACGTAGCCCCATCGGCGGCAGCGTATCGTCAGGCATACCGTCGCGCGTCGCACTGCCCACCATCCACTGCGGACAGGCTGCCAGTGCTGCATGTGTTACAGCACCGCCGTGTGCCGGCCACCAGATGATGTAGCCACCGTCACCGCGCCGATCGATACCGGCACCGAGCATGCCTGCGTCTGTCTTGGCCTCACCTGTATCAGGCAGTCGATACAGCAGGTGCTGCCCGCCCGTCAGCGTATGGTTGATGCGAGTGACTGGCGGCTGTAACGGCTGCACCGTCACGCGGCCGTCAATCCCCTCGGCAGGCTTGACATCCAGATCGAGCACGTACAGTCCGCTCCGAGCGCCGGTCGGCACCGCCACCAGTGCGTCAGGCCACTGCTGCCACCACCCGAGTATGACAGCCAGATCGGTCGTCGCATAGACCTGCCAGCCTGCAATGCGTGGGCTCTTGTGGTATGGCCGGCCGTCAGGTCGTGCCCCGTGTCCCTCTGGATAGCAGGGGAATACAGGTATGCCACCGGCTGCGAGGCGCAACGCCTCGTCAATAGCAGCGGCCGTCACTGAGCATTCAGCGATGCTGCTGCTGCCTCACGCAGTTTCAGCGGTGCGTTACGTGCGCGGCGGTCACCGTGGGCCAGACCTTGCGCTACTACACGGAGATTACTGGTGCGGATCGCTTCGCCCATGATGGCCCGTTGCATCTGCGGCATGGTGCCTAGCCAGTGCGACACGAGCGCCGGGCTGCAGGCAGCAGCCAGTGCCACCGCATCACGGGTCACGCGCAGGTAGCCGACAGTCTCAGCCAGTCGCAGCGCAGCAGACAAGATAGCCTGTCGTCGGTCGTCGGTGCGTGAGTGGCTCATAGTATGCATACCATCTTAACTTTCATTTGCTATCTCCAATAAAACATCACCATGACACGCCTCGGGCGCGCAGAAACACACAAGGTCTTTGCCGCGTAGCTCGCGCTTGGCTGCCACATACAGTTCGGGGTTGAGCACCAGATACAGCCTATAACGCTCGATGACCTCCTCCCGTGTGCCGTGCTTGTCTATGACATACGGGTTAGCCCACTTGGACGGTCGACCGATATACACGGTATCGAGCGGTGCGACCGGTCCGTTCAGTCGGTTATACAGTCGGGGCACGTGTGGCTGCTCGACATGCAGGCGCAGACCGAGCCGTGTCGCTATGGCAATCATGTGCTGCGTGCCGGGTGACACGTTGTCCCACAGGGCAATCAGCGCGTCAGCATGTTCGGCCATCTGCGTATTGCGTAGAAAGCCGGCACGCTTGCCGTGCGTATTCCAGTCAGCAGGATACCGTTCGATCGGCACGTAGTTGTAGTTCGCCCACCGCTCGCCGAGACGATCCGCGCCGGGTGCAGTGCCCGACAGCACGACTGTCGGTGTCCATCCACACTTGGCGAGCGCACGGTCCAGCCACGCCGGATCAGTAATGCTGCGACTGCCGGCAATTATTGTGCGCATCAGCACCGCTCCTCACAGAGTTCGGCGACCATGAGCGGTATGTGGCTATAGGTAGCGCCGACCTTGTCGAACCACTGGATCAGATAGACGAAGCACCAGTCGCTGCACATGCCGTGCGTATATATCGCCTGCAGTGAAACTAATACCGGTCGCGTGTCGTCTAGTCCGCACATGGTTCTGGTCAGTTCCAGCGCCACGACAAGTTCCGAGTATTGCTCCTGTGTGAGCGGTGTGCTGCTCATGACCGTTCGTCATCCAGCAGTGCGGAGAGTTCGGCAGGATCGCTGATGCGGTTCCAATCGCCGCCGCCCCATTGCACTGAGACGGATACTCGCGGCGATTGTGCGGCGACGTGCCGCAGCAGGCGCTTGTATCGTTTTGCGTTGGCGTCCTTCAGGGTGAATGCATTGTCTTGGGTGCGGTTGATTATTTCAACGGACATGCTGGCCAGCGCGTCGGGCTCGCCGACTGCGACAAGCAACGTATTGCCCTCGCCTTCTGGAAAGCCAAATGCGGCACTCGTCATGTCTTGTGCTTCCATAAGTCTGACAAAGGTGGCAATCTGTTCTTTCATATCGTTCGTCATATCGTGTCGCTCCTGTTAGTGATGATTGCATAGCCACCGAGCGACAGCACGAGGTCGCGCCACCGGCACTGCGCGAGGTATCGCTCGTCACGGTCGCTCGGCTTCCAGTCGGGGTGTTTCACTTCGATGGACGTAAAGATGCCGAGCGTATGGCCGACATGTTCGGGCAGTATTAGCACGGGTCGTATACCAATCAGGTCCGCACTGGCAATCTGCCTGTTGAGTTGTGGGCTGTCGTTAGCTAGCCCGAACCGCACGGGCCTGCCGTTACGGTCGGGCAGGACTCCGCAGTTATTTCTCCATAGCCGCCAGCCACGCTGACTGGCGAGGAGTCGTATCTGTGCTTGTACTGACGACTCAGCCATGACACACCCCGTTACGCCTGTCAGTATTTTCCAGCGGTGTCAGCACCTGCAGATGATCGGGATTTACACACGCAGGACGACAGCATTTGTGATCGATCTCCATGCCGTCAGGTATCGGACGATGATTCGCTAGTGTCCAGAACACGTGATGCGCATAGACCTTGTAGCCTGTCGATACCGACACGCGCCGATAACCCTTGAGCGTACCGCCGCCAGTATGACGGTACAGGATGCAGCCTGTCGCTACGTCACGATAGACTGCAGCGGACAGTCTGGCTATCAGTCGTTCTTTGTCCTTGCGTATCATCTGCACCAGCCATGCGTAAATAATCTGGCCGTTGTAGGCACCGCGTCTGCGTGCGGTCATTTGCTTATCCTCTCGATCAATGCAAGAGCTTCCGCCCTCGGTAACATCTGCGCCGACGCTACGTCAATGTCATAGCGCAGAAAAAACTCACGCTGCGCCTCGGCAATACTGATACCGCGTGCCGTCCGTGCGCCGCCCCACAATGCCATCTGTGCGCGCAGTGCGGTCTGTGCTTCCATCCTCTCGCGGTGCTCGCGCTGCTTGCGGCCGACGACCTCGGGACCGGCACCGACCGGGATCAGCAGCGCATCAGCGCGTGCAATCTCGCCACGCATGCGGGCCAGTACGTCGGGCGTCAGTTCGTTCAGGTCGCCATCCACAACATCAGGACTGCTGCGCCCGGCATACACGACAGGTGTCCCACAGTACGGGCAGACCACTTTGCTGCGCTCATACACACCAGCGCATTGCAGACAAGACCGAAGCGGGATTGGACCTTCGCCCGGTGCGGTCTTGCTGCGCCGGTCGCGACGATCGAGCGTGAAGCTACGGGGTGCATCGGGCAGGCCGTGGAGTAGCACGTTGCCGACGTGATCGATGATGATGCCGTGCGTCTTGCCGTTCAGGAGCCGCAGCGCGCGACCGAACTGTTGTATGTATAGAGCATAGCTCTGCGTCGGGCGGGCCATGCTACAGACCTCGATGGCCGGGAGGTCGAAGCCCTCGCCGAACAGATCGACATTGACCAGTTGTTTCAGTTCGCCGCTGGCAAACATGCGCAGCAGCTTGTACCGGATGTTGTCAGGTGTCTTCGCCGATATCGCTTCGGCCGGTATGCCCTGCTGGCGATAGGCTGCAGCCAGTTCAACAGCACTCTCGACATCGACAGCGAACGTAATACCGAGCTTACCGGCAGCGATCCGCATGTAGTGCGACACGACATCGCCGTGGATATGCGAGCGTCGTACTGCCTTGCGCAGCGGCTCGGGGCTGTAGTCACCGCCAGCACTGGTATTCACATCAGACAGATCGAGATCGTTCGGCGGTGCGAAAACACGATACTCGGTCAGGTAGCCGCCGTTGATCAGGTCGCGCATGCTCGGGCCGATGATCATCACGTCGATCACACCGTCATGGTGCCGACCGAGTCCCTTGCCGTCAGCACGGACAGGCGTGGCAGTCACGCCAAGGCCAAACGCATTGGGAAACATCTCGACGGTTCTGCCCCACTTGTTGCCGACAAGCAGGTGATGCGCTTCGTCACAGACCCATAGCCGCGTCTGATTGAACAGCGGGTCTTTCGCCGGATCGCGCCCCATGAGCGTATCGACGCCGGCAGCAGCGACAGATGCGGTAGCGTTGTAGAAACTGGTGCCAAGCTCTATGCCATGTAGCTGTACGCAGGAGCGGATCAGCGCGGGCTGGCCGATGATGCGGTGCCTGACGTTGTACCGTGCCAGTGCGAGACTGATCTGGCTGACCAGTTCGTGTCGGTGTGCGATAGCCACACTCGGCGCGATCATGCGGCGCTGGATGTTGGCGAAGGTGACCGTCTTGCCCGCGCCTGTCGGCAGTACTAGCAGCACGTTGCGTGCGCCGGCATGCCACGCTTCATAGATACGGCGCTCAGCTTCTTGCTGGTAGTCGCGGAGTATCGGTTCAGTCACTCGCCGCC